TTTATATTCTTTTAATAAGGGAGCATCTGAAGACATGGCATTATTAGGCATCATCGCACCTCCAACCATTCGTTCATATTGCGACGACATAATTGGAGTTTCCGCCGCTTCCTTTTTCGCATCAAGAACCATTGATTTAGTTAAGATGCCAGTGTAAATATTTGACGAACCCGCAATTGTGCTGAATACACCACTATTAGCACAGATTACAACGATTTCCGGTTTGATTGTATCGTATGTATGGTAATTCTCGCATTGGACGCTGAATTGGAAGTTATATGCCCCAAGACTGCCAGATGAAAGGTAGTCCGGAATTGAGAGGTCATACGCAGGATTGAGAACTAATACCGAACCAGTAGTGGCGATGTCTTGGAAACCCATTTGACCGGTGCTTGTCATAGTTAATGTTGCTAATTGACCTGCTGTTGATGCTGCTGGTGTAGCACACGAATAAACTCGTGCTTTTCCTCTGAAAGCGTCCCATGTTTGTTTAGAATGATTATTACGACTGATACGATAAAGGTCTGCTTGAGTAGCAGACGATAAAAGACCACTTGTGTTATTTAAATTGACGCTAATTCCGGTAATTGGTAAGAAGTGGGGGGCGTAGTCTTGTGCCTGACCGGATTTATTATTATATAATCTGCTATTGGTTTTGTCTTTCGCACGAACAGCAATAATAAAGTAATCGGGCAATTGATTCAATTGGATTCCTTGCGAAATAAATGTCACTTGCGATGATACTAAACCATAACCAGTTGTTCCAGTAATAGTGTTTGTTGCGGCAGCGATTTCTGTTGTTGCTTGGGAAATAAAGCGTGGTAAATCTACATACGGAACGGAATTGCGGGCAGGGATAAGGTCTGTTGGTTGAGAGGATAAGAAATTGATTAGTAATTCCGCTTTATTAAATAAGTCAGTTGTAGCAGAAGCACCTGTTCTTGAATCGTGTCCTGGGTATAATTTCTTGAAGTTAGTAGTGCCGTCAGAGGTAATAGCAGAACACATTAGACGACTTAAAGTGCTGTCAATGTTAAATACAAAATTCATGGAATTAATACCTACGAGACCTGCTTTGTTAAATTGGTTATTGCCGTATGTAAATGGACTTAAACCAATAATAGGTTCAACGACTTCTGCTTGTAGAGCAACCCAAATAGTATCGCCACTTGTTTCCGAAAATGTGCCACCTTGAACTGGCGTGCTTGCTCCGCTCTTAATTGATACAACTTTAAGAGGAAAAGCACCACGAGGACGGAACGCACTATCTAACGATTGCTGATTGTATCCTCCTAATGGGGAGTTAGACGCGGGAAGCATATATAACGATTTACCAGCAGAAGGAGGAAAAGTTGTGTTGTCAATGGTCGCACCACCAGCAGTAGAATCAACACCACCATTACCTACAGACGATATGAATGTATCGGCAAACTTCGCATAGAAAGTATCTAATAGAGCAGGACACATATCATTATAAGTAGATAATTCCCTTTGGTCGGCAAGTTGTAAGATAATAGGTAGAATATCAGCAACATTAGACGAAACATTTGTGTTGTTAATTTGTGCCGAAGCAGTAGTAAATAACTGATTGAGAGGGAATGGAGATAGAGCATCAATACCACAGAAATTTACCGCTTGAACTAACGCACCATTAACTTTAACTTCCATAGTAAAGTCAATAGTAGCACGGAGTAAGACTTCACGATTAACAATAATATTTTCAGACGGCACTTGGATATTAAACGATAATTGAGAGTTAGACTTGGAAACGGCATTAAAGACCTGATAGGTATTAGACGACGCTCCGGACTGAACCGAATATGTTAATTGGTCGGAAATTCCAGCGATTCTTGAATCTTTTACAAGGCAGGTAGTAAAGTCAGAAGCAGCAGACATAGTTTATATATTTATATAACATTATAAATATATAAGAATTCCAAGAACTACCTTTTAAAAAAAGGTAGCACCAAAACACTACCCCTATAACCCCTTTAGCGACGACTTTTTGGCATCTTCCCACCCATAATATCTACTACATCTGGTTCAATTACCTTCTTATTGTGTCTATCTTTCTTCTCAAAAAGCAATTTTAATGTAGCACTTCCACCACTGGGAAGACGGAAAGGTAAAAGTTGTCCTGTCTTGCTTCGCCAAAACACATTAATATCAATATTTCTTATACCCATATTACCAGTTAGAGCAATTCGGCGATATTCCGCACTTGGATTATAAATTAAGTTAGGACGGAAACCTTGTTGATTAGTCATAAGGTCAGTAATAACAAGAGCAAACCTATTACCAATTGTAGCAGAAGGCGTTTGATTACTAATTGAATTAGAAGCGGAAAATTGACTAACTACAATTGGTAATTGATTAGATGTAAATACAATACTACTAACAGGCGACCAAGCATCAATAGTAGATATTTCTTGTTTAAGAAGAATAAAATAGTCTTGAAGAGGATATGATGATACACTACCATCTGGGTAAGGAAGCGTTAAAACACCGGTTTCGGCATTATGATACTCATATAAGAAAGGGTAGTCTGGAATTAGAGGTAATGCCCTTAAACTTATAGTAGAATTATCACGAAGCGACGCTACTTGCTTTGGCATATTTAGCATATAGAATTTTTCGCCCTCTATTATTGTTTCGGTTGCTGGAAAACTACTAAATAACGAATATAGACTTGCGTTAAATGCTATTCTTAAATGTATTGGTTGAGGCGAACCATTAGTAGATACTTGGGTTTGATTAGGAGAAGAACCAGTTGTAGTGTATGTCCGTGATGGAGCATAATAATTACCAATAGAAGAAAATAATGTGTTTAAATATATACTTGCGTCTAATGTAGAGTTCCATTCCATATATGGAGGTGTAGAAAAGCATCTTGCTACTATATTAATAAACTCTGCTTTAATAAAATCGGCATTAGCAACCACTAAGGTAGAAACCCAACTATGCCATAATTCGTTAAAATTAGCAACATACGCCTCTTTAATAGCAGTATTAACTACATCTATAAAATTGTTATAACTATGACAATAATAATATGGGAATGTTGCCGTATTAGTTCCGTCTAATTGAGATGCTGTTGGAGGTGTTAAATTAGCATTATCAGAAATCCAATTAACATTAGCGACACTTGACATATTAACTAAATTAGATGGTAAATTTTGATTTGTAGCAATATTAATTTTAACAACAGCAACACTACCACGAATATTTGGGTTATTAGCATCACCAATACGAGAAGGACACCCCGCAATATACGATGTATCTTGTAATGGAGCAACCACACGACCCGTTTCTGATGGGTGAGTGCCTAATATTTCTGTTTTATAACTCCAAGCACTATTGGTATATTGAAATGTTTGAACCCCACCACGCCAACTACTATATTCTGGCATTCCTATATGAATTGTTGTTCCATCAAAATTTAAAGCAACACCGGAACCAAATAGTAAAAATGCTCCATCACGACTATTTCCAGGCACTATTGTATCACGAAGCGTTAATGCTCCGCTTGATTTAGTAAATGTATAAATAAAAACTCGCCCACTTACTAAATGTTCCTTTGCTCCTACTGCTATAAGTGTTCCTGCGTTATTCATACTAACACTAAAACCATAAAATAATACAGCAGGATTGCTTGGTGTTAATGTAGTATTGCTTGTAGTAGTCCAATTATCACTTGTATAATAAACATCTATTCCGCCTCCTTGATTGTCTGTGCTTCGTGTAGCAACTACAACATCACCTACATCATTCATCTTAACTGCTCTGCCTCTTAAAGACGATACTGCTATTCCAGTATTGCTAAATAACGAAGTGACTACTCTTGTAGTAAGATTATAACTAAAAATTTCTACCTTGCCTGCTGCTGTTGCTTGGGTAGGTTTTCCTAAAACAAAATAAGTTCCAAAATAATTTAACGAACATGAAACGGCGTATTTTGTTGAAGTAGTCCAATTTGGTTTATCGTATCGTGTTGTAATTCCAGTAATTCTATTTAAAATCCAATAATACGGACATTCATCTCCACTACCTATAATAACAATATTACCATCTCCACTTACAGCAACATT